CCAACTTCGGTATCCAGCGGGGTCTTCCGATCTCATGCTTCGGCTCGTATATCTGCGACAAGCTAGAGTGTATTCTAGACAAGACGGCTGAATCTGGAATGATGACCAAGATGGGAGGAGGTACCTCTGCTTACTTTGGTGCTCTTCGTCCGCGTGGAACTGAGATCTCCACTGGCGGAAAGTCGTCCGGCCCAGTTCACTTCATGGAACTGTTCGAGACAGTAACCAACGTGGTCTCGCAATCGAACGTACGTCGTGGATCATTTGCTGCCTATCTGCCAATTGAGCATCCGGACATTCAGGAGTTCCTGCAGATTCGCACCGAAGGACATCCTATCCAGAATCTGTCGATCGGCGTCACGGTGAGCGACGCTTGGATGAAGTCGATGATCGAGGGCGATGCCGACAAGCGCAAGATCTGGGGCAAGATTATTCAGAAGCGTTTCGAGTCTGGCTATCCCTACATCGTCTTCAGTGACAACGTAAACAACAACGCTCCGCAGGTCTACAAGGATAGGGGCAAGAAGATCTATGCTTCGAACCTGTGCTCAGAGATCGCTCTGTCAGTTTCTGAGGACGAGTCCTTCGTCTGCAATCTGAGCAGCATGAACCTCCTGCACTACGATGAGTGGAAGGATACTGATGCCCCTGAGGTGCTGACGTATTTCTTGGATGCTGTCATGACCGAGTTTATTCGTAAGGTCTCAGGCCTGCCGTTCATGGAGGCTCCTTACAAGTTTGCAGTGACTCAGCGTGCTCTGGGAATTGGAGTCCTCGGATGGCACTCGTACTTGCAGTCCAAGATGATTCCATTCGAGTCGTTCGAGGCCAAGTTGCTGAATGTCCAGATCCATAAGATCCTGCGCAACAAGACCCAGGCCGCCTCACGTAAGATGGCCATCGAGTACGGTGAGCCAGAGCTTCTCAGAGGATACGGTCTGCGCAACGTCACCACCTTGGCCATCGCACCCACAACCTCGTCGAGCTTCATCCTTGGGCAGGTCTCGCCGTCTATCGAGCCACTCAACTCGAATTACTTCGTGAAGGACCTGTCAAAGGGTAAGTTCACCTACAGGAATCCGTACCTCCAGACTGTTCTTGAGAAGCATGGACAGGATACTCGCGAGACCTGGAACTCTATCCTCATCAAGGGTGGTTCGGTCCAACATCTATCCTTCCTCAGCGATCTCGAGAAAGAAGTCTTCAAGACCTTCGGCGAGATCTCTCAGAAGGAGATCGTTATCCAAGCCGCGGCTCGTCAAAAGTACATCGATCAGAGTCAATCCATCAACATGATGGTCCATCCGAAGACGTCTCCAAAGGATGTCAATCAACTCCTAATCTTCGCCTGGGAACAAGGTGTCAAGAGCCTTTACTACCAGCGCGGAACTAACCCAGCACAAGAGCTTGGCAGAAACCTGCTCCAGTGCGCATCTTGCGAAGCATGAAAGTAGAAAAAGAATGCCCGTGTTGCGGAGCCTCGTACATGATACGATTTGAGCAGGTTCTTGCAGATCTAGATCCGGAAAATTACGAAGACGAGCAGTTCGAGGATCAGGATGCCGAATTGTATCCTGAGTACTGCCCGTTTTGCGGAGCACACGACTCAGAAGACGGCGACGAATCCGACGAATAGCTGATAGATACCACTGATGTGGTACTATCGTGATGAAGTCTATGATCCGCCGGAAGGCAAACTCGACCCAAAGGTCGACATCGGCTTTGTGTACGTAATCACGAATCTTGTCAATGGAAAGAAGTACATTGGCAAGAAGAGGTTCTTCTCGTCCCGAACAAAGCAGGTCAAAGGAAAGAAAAAGAAGACAAAGGTCGAGTCTGATTGGAAGTCCTACTACGGATCCAACGCGGCGCTCCAAGAGGACGTCAAGAACCTCGGTGAATACAACTTCCGCAGAGACATCTTGTACCTCTGCAATTCATTATCTGAGTGCTCCTATCTCGAGCTCAAGGAACAGGTCCTGAACAACGCAATTCTGAGTCCTCAGTATTACAACGACTGGATCCAGATTAAGGTCACCAGAAAGCATTTGAAACGGCTTCAACTTAGTGATGTACAACCTGCCTGAACTTGGTAGGATTTTGGAATGATCATCGCAGACTATTCGGGTATTGCTATCTCGAACCTATTCACCATGAGGGAGCAGCTCTCAGAGGGTCTGGTTCGCCACATGATCCTCAACTCGCTGAGGTCTTACAATGTCAAGTACCGCGATGAGTACGGTGAGATGGTCATTGCCTGTGATGGTGGTAACACCTGGCGCAAGCAGATCTTTCCTCAATATAAGGCTAGCCGCAAGAAGAATCGCGAGGAGTCCGGACTCGATTGGGCCGAGTTCTTTCGTATCCTTGGTGTGGTTCGCGACGAGATCCGAGAGAATCTGCCGTTCAAGGTAATTCATCTACAGGGTCTTGAGGCCGATGACATCATTGCGACTCTCACTGAGAATACTCAGAACTTTGGACAGGGGCAGCCGGTGATGATCATCTCCTCCGACACCGACTTCGTCCAGCTCCATCGTTACAAGAACGTAAAGCAGTTCTCTCCGATGAAGAAAGCTTTCATCAAGGAGTCGGATCCTATCCGCTACCTGCAGGAGCATATCCTGCGCGGAGATTCTGGCGACGGTGTTCCTAACGTTCTGTCGGCTGACGACGTATTTGTGAGTGGTGGTCGTCAGTCTCCGATTCGTGCCAAGCAGATCGACGAATGGATCACGAATTGGGACAAGCTAGATTACCACATGAACCAGCAGCAGTATCGCAACTTTCAGCGCAACCAACAGCTGATTGATCTCTCTAAAATTCCGGCTCAGAATAAGGCCGAAATCATAAATACGTTTGACACGGTGAAAACCAAGTCCAACACATTGAACTACCTTATCTCCAAGCGATGCTCTCAACTTATTGAGTGTGCCGAGCAATTTAATTGCCGCAAATTATGAAGTACGTCACGATCGCAGAAATCCTCAACATGGCCTCCTTGGCAAAGACAAAGGAGGAAAAGATTAAGATCCTGAAGACGCACAACAGTCTGGCTCTCAGGGACGTGATTCGGGCATCCTTTGATGACAGCATCGTCTTCTTGTTGCCGGAGGGAAAACCTCCGTTCAAGACGCATCTTTCAAACGAGGGGATCTCTCCAACCGACTTGAAGAGATCCACCACGCAGTTCACCTACTTTGTAAAAGGTGGAAAGGGTTCGGCGCTCACGCAGGCCAGACGTGAGAAGATGTTCATCGCTCTGCTGGAGGGAATCGATCCAGCAGATGCCGAGGTGGTATGTGCAATGAAGGAAAAGAAGCTCCAGGAAAAATTTCCTGGTATCTCAAAAGATCTTGTCAAAGAAGTTTGGCCAAAACTCATCAGGGTATAATTTCTTGAGAGCACGAAAGTGCTCACTTCGTCATGTTCACTACAACACTAAGTCGTGGATACATGATCACAAACCAACTGGATAGGCTCAAGCAAGACTGCAACGAACTAGAATACTTCATTCAGCGCCTCATGAAGGAGGGCAATGATAACCGTGTTCAGAAAATTCAGAAAAAGAAGCAGTATCTCGAGGAATATATCCAGCAAATGCAGATGGCTCCAGTCGCCGAAATTGCCGCATAATTTGATGTACGATTGGGTCTGACTTGTTAGGATACTTTGTTATGAATATCTTTGTTTTGGATACTTCACCCGTGCTTGCCGCACAATCTCAGTGTGACAAGCACGTGGTGAAGATGATTGTCGAATCTGCGCAGATGTTGTCTACCGCTCATCGTCTGCTTGATGGCACTGTTCAACATACATCCAAGCAGACTGCTACTGGCAAATTACGCCGGACAAAAGTCTGGAAGCTTGCAGATCCTAACCTCGAATCTCGCTTATACGCAGTAGTACACCCCGGCCATCCCTGCACTCTCTGGACCTGCGAGTCAATGGCCAATTACATCTGGCACTATGAACACTTCCTTGCGCTCTGCGATGAGTACACTTTCCGATATGGAAAGCAACACGCCACTGATACCAAGCTAAGATTCTGGCTCGACGGTGCCCCCACAAACATTCCTGATGTCGATATGACTCCATTCCGATTGGCCATGAAGTCCAATCCGGAGTGCATGAATGAAGCCGATCCTGTTGGCTCGTACCGCAAATTCTATCAGACTAAGCAGGGTCGATTCAAGATGACCTGGACAAAGCGTAATCGACCGGACTGGTTTGTGGCAAATACATAATCACATGCCCAATTACGACTTCACCTGTCAGAGCTGCAATCACGAATTCTCGGAGATCGTCCGGATCGACAAGCGAGACGATCCACGCATTTGCCCAAAGTGCGGCAAGAAGAAGTGCAAGCGGGGTGTCTCTGCCGTAAAGGTGAGCTATAGCGGATTCAAGTCGATGTATTCCCGGACTTCTGACGGATGGAATGATGTCCTCAAGAAGATCAAGAAGGGATCCGGTTCCGGAAACACCATTCGGACCAAATAATCATGGCCAAATCTAAAAACAAAAAGAAGGAACCGCTTCAAGTTGTGGTTCCTAAGTTTGACACACTCAAAGTGATTGAGCCCCTGACAAAGACTCAGGAGAAAGCTTTTGCGGCCTTCCGCAAGAACAATCACCTCTGTCTGTCAGGGTGTGCTGGAACGGGAAAGACCTTCCTGGCCATGTACCTAGCATTCGAGGAGATCCTATCCGGGAAGTCTAAAGCTGAGAAGATCGTTATTGTGCGATCGATCGTTCCGACCCGTGACATCGGCTTCTTACCCGGTGACCGGGCCGAGAAGGAATCTACTTACCTGTACCCGTACATCGCCATCTGTGCCGAGCTGTTCGGCGATGCGATGGCCTGGAACAAGCTGGTTGCGAAGAAGCAGATCGAGTTCCTGACGACCTCGTTCGTGCGCGGTATCACGCTGAGGGATTCCATCGTCATCATCGACGAGATGCAAAACCTGACCTTTCACGAATTGGACTCCATGATCACTCGTCTAGGCGAGAACTGCCGCCTCATCATGTGCGGCGATTACTACCAGACCGACTTGGAGAAGAAGAACGACAAGAGTGGAATCTTGGAGTTCATGGAGATCATTGAGCAGATGAAGTACTTTTACTGCCTTGAATTTGGCTGGCAGGACATCGTCCGATCCGGCCTGGTGAGAGATTACATCATGACGAAAGAAATCGTCCAAAAAGAAAAACGCACAAAAGGAAACGCTAAACAGCAATGAAACCATCCAGGAACAAATGGGCCGACCACGCCGAGCGTGACTCAGATTCGTTTGATCGCAAGGCACGAAGGAACCGCAAGCGGACACCGCGCCGAGATGAAGACAGTGACCGATACGATCGGTCTAACAACTGGTACGATTCTCAGCCGGATGATGCCGACTGGCCGAATTTCCTAGACGCAAACACAAAGTAATGCCGTTTACCCACCTTCCAGTAGACCTAGGTTACCAGGAGCTCGTCTGCGAGACCGGTGACTCGGGTCGCAAATACATTTCCCCTCAAGGAAAGGCGTATCCTTCGATCACCACGGTCTTGTCCATACTCAGTGCGGATCACATCCGTGAGTGGAGAAAGTCCGTCGGCGAAGAAGAAGCTAACCGCGTCTCCCGCGTGGCTGCTGGAAGGGGTACATCGGTTCATGCTCTAGTTGAAAGATTCCTGGATAATCAGGAACTTGATCTGTCCAAGGAGATGCCGAACGCTTCGGCTGCATTCAAGTCCATTTGCGGAATCCTCGAGAATCGGGTCAATAACATCCGCCTTCAGGAAAAGCCGTTGTACTCGGATCATCTTGGAGTGGCCGGTCGAGTTGACCTGGTTGCAGAGTTCGACGGTAAGCTCGCCATCATCGACATCAAGACATCGTCTCGGGTCAAGACCGCCGAGGACATCGAGTCTTATTTCATGCAGGAAGCAGCCTACGCTATCATGTTTGAGGAGAGAACCGGAATTCCGGTGTCACGCCTTGTGACGATCATGACGGTCGACTTCCACGAAGCCCTGATCTTCAACGAGCACCGAGATAATTGGACTCAGAAATTACTGGAGACCATCAAAGAATACAAACGCCGCAAAATGTTCGGCCATATCTGATACATAGTACAATGAAACATCATACGTCATCGGTTCAAGGTAATCTCGCTGAGATCCTGGGAGTAGACAAGAAGACGCAGACATCGTTCACCGATAAGGCTGTTGCTCATCTCCACGAGTACTACCTTTCCGGCGTGATCGAGGATGCCTCAAAGTACACCGAGTGGTTCAACCAGATCCGCCACGCTGGCCAGATGGACATGGTCAAGATTTACATCAACTCCGAGGGCGGTAGCCTCTGGACGGCGATTCAATTCATGCGAGTCCTCAAGGAAACCAAAGCTACGGTCGTGGCCTCGGTTGAGGGAGCTTGCATGTCTGCTGCCACGATTATCTTTCTGATGTGCGACACCTTCGAGATTTCCCCTCACTCGATCTTCATGTTTCACAATTACTCCGGCGGAACGATCGGAAAGGGTGGAGAGATGATCGACCAGATCAAGCACGAGCGCAAGTGGTCTGAGAAGCTGCTGAGCGAGATCTATCAAGACTTCTTGACATCGGATGAGATCAAGGCGATGCTGAACAACAAGGACCTGTGGATGACATCGGAAGACGTGGTCGCCAGGCTGAACAAGAAGGCCGCAAAGAACAAGAAGACTGCAGGAAAATCTGCGGAGCGTTCGTAATCAACGACTTAGGTAATTCTTAGAGATTTACTTCTGGCACGGTCCGTGTAGGATAGTGCCATGATCAAGAACATCCCCGGTACCTATCAGTTCGTCAGCCGCCACAGCACCCGCAGCGCGGCCGACATGATGTCGATCGACCTCGTCTACAAAACGGTCTCGGCAGCTAATACCGTTGGCGACCTCAACAAGGGTCTTCATGTCGAGGTAGTGTTCACCGATTACCGCGGTAAGACGGTCAGCGCCGGCAAGGAGGCCGAGGCCGAATTTGCTCATGTGTATCTGGTCTCCGCCTGACCATCAACAACTTAGGTAATTCTTAGAGATTTACTTTTCGCTGCAATTTGCTAGGATATTGACATGATGAATAACACTACCACTCAATCGCCTAACTATGCCTACCTTGCCGGTGCTCTCCAGAGCCTGGCCGAGTCTCTGGCCTACGACACCAACTTCACGCGCCTCAAGAACGAGGATAAGCGACTGGCCTACGTGAGGGCTCAGATCGAGGCAGCCCGTTCGGCTGCAGTCAAGCATGCCGCCAAGTACCCCAGCATCTGAGTCATGTATACCGACTCCAACATCACTCGTCGCTTGATCGACGCGGGGATCCTTCCGGACCCCAACTTCGTTCCCCGCGAGACCAAGGTCAACCGCTTCGGCGTCATGATCTGGGACCACAAGACGGCAGGTCACTGCCAGGTCCTCAACGGTGAGAGCTGGAAGACCGCGCGGAAGTACAACGTTCCGCGTAAGGGGTTCAGCTCCGTCGTCAAGTCCATCACGGGATGATCCCGGTCGATCCACATGATCGTACGACGCTCGTCCTAAATCGAAACTACCAAGCAACCGGTAAGTTTTTCACAGCTAGGGCAGCGATCCGGAACATGGTGAACAGCCGTGTCAAAGGACTTGATGCGGCCGGAAACTGTGTGTCCTGGAGCGGTGCCGACCTCGAGAACATCGAGGGAAGCCCAAGTTCTTTGAGCTGGCTCGACCAAACCGTCGAGCTTCATCCTGACCAACCATGCCTGAGATCGGCGCCTAACGTTGTCACCGGGCAGGAGACTCGATGGGCAGTTCCTACTGTGGTCGTCTGCACGCATCACTTCGGATACCATGGCCACAAGGGCCAGTCGGTATCCCTCAAGATGCTCTACAAGATCTACCGAGGAGTCTGTCAGTACTGCCTAGAGAAGGTGCCGCTCAGCGAGGCCACCAAGGACCACGTCTTTCCGAAGTCTATGGGAGGGTCGAATGACGACTTCAATGTGGTGCTGGCCTGCAAGACATGCAATGCTGAGAAGGCCGACGTCTTTCCCTACCTGAACGTCAATGGTGATCCGGTGAAGCCACGGTCGGTACACTCCCGAGTTTGGAACTTCATTCCCGACCTGAAGATCCGAGATGAGTGGAAGCCATTTTTGTTTCAACATTGATCACTTTTGTGTTTACAGATGCCAGATTTGAGATAGGATAGTCGATAAATAAGGTGACATGCAACAATTTTCAACAATCAACCAGACATCACGTACTGCTAGACCAGCAGTAACCGTCTGGTCCAGTGGTCAGAAGTAGGATCGAAGAAGTCGATTTTACCTCTGACCTCTGGACGAAAGTTCAGAGGTTTTTAGTTTCACCGCCAGGCTTCGGCTACAAGGAGCCCAAACGACCGACATAGGGTATCCAAACCAGCAAAGGCTGAGAGGGGTAGAGAGTAATTTGTTCTTTGTTTGTTTTGGAGCGGCCCCGGACGCTCATTAAAATAATTCGCCGGGTCACTTTTTTATGAAAACTAACCTGAAATCCACTGCCATCTATGCCTCGGTATTTGCACTAGGAGTGTTTTGTTCGACAATCGTCGGTAATGTTTCTGGCCAAAAGCCAGAAGAGCTCTGGGAAGAACCGGTGATGCGAAACAATCTTCGCGAGAGCGATGCCGAAAGCCTGCTATCTATCATCATGACCGAGGGAATGCATAATGCATTCTCTCATTATTCCACATACCGTGACATCGGCGATATGAACTTCCATATGCTACGCAAGCAGTATATTGCGGCATCGGAAGAACTGATGCGGTACATTTCAGAAGCGGCAAGAAACGACCAAGACTTGCCGTATACACTTTCCTGCCTGCACTGAAGTCTGGGTCCATATCCAGGAAGCAGTAATGCTCTAGGTGCAGGCGGGACCATTTTGAGTACGTAGTTCAAATGGTAGAACCGGGAATGCCGTGTGGCGCCCACGTGTGAGTTCGAATCTCACCGCACTCAATTCATTTTTGCCCTTGTAGCACAGCGGTAGTGCAACTGTTTTGTAAACAGTAGGTCGTCGGTTCAAATCCGTCCGGGGGCTCCATTTGGAAGAGTGGCTGAGTGGTTTAAGGCAGCTGACTTGAAATCAGTCGTGGTAACTCCACCGTGGGTTCGAATCCTACCTCTTCCGCCATTTTACGCACTAGTGGTGGAATGGCAGACACGATGGTCTTAGAAGCCATTGCGAACAGCGTACAGGTTCAAGTCCTGTCTAGTGCACCAATTTTCCCGTCACGCCTCTAGTACTTGAAATGCTATGCGCATCATGGACATTCCTGAATTAACAGGTGAATGCCACAGGACGCTGTGGACTAGGGTTTTATTTAGGGCCATTAGCTCATTTGGCAGAGCGCCTGATTTGCATTCAGGAGGTGAGCGGTTCGACCCCGCTATGGTCCACCACTTTTGCGGTAGTAGCTCAATTGGTAGAGCGCCATCCTTCCAAGCTGGATGTTGCAGGTTCGAGCCCTGTCTGCCGCACCAATTTTGACGTCCACTCGAGGGTGAACCACAGAGTCCGGGTAGACGAATCGGACACGTCAAATGGTGGAGGGTGAATTCTTCACCCCTGGAGAGATTCAGCCATCCTCTTAAAACGGCTGCCGGACCAACGTCGGGACTGTTGGTGTAGTTACGGTGCAGACGAATCGCGAGGCGAGATCCTCGGCACCACTTACGGACGTGGCATAGTGGTCGTGCAGCAGTCTCCAAAACTGCCTTATGAGAGTTCGATTCTCTCCGTCCGTGCCATTTTTGAGGGGTGGTAGCTCAGCTGGTTAGAGCGTCTGCCTGTCACGCAGAAGGTCGCGGGTTCGAGTCCCGTCCATCCCGCCATCAGGAGTTGGTGATGGTCACTGTAATCTTAACTTTATTCGGCGCTACAGGTGTAACCACAATCAGTCGTATTGGAT